CCCCTCACGGAGGCCCGCCGTGTCCGACGAGCGCGCCGTCCAGGCCCTCACCCTCCGCCTCGCCGGCGTCGACTGGACCACCATCGCCGACCGGCTCGGCTACGACGACGCCGCCGACGCCCTCGACGCCGCGACCGCGGTCGCCGACACCCAGTACGACGGCCTCCCCATGGACCCGCTACGCGTCCTCGAAGTGCTACGCCTCGACCGGCTACAGGCCGCCGTGTGGGGCGCGGCAATGAAGGGCGACCTGGGCGCCGTATCGACCGCGCTGAACATCGGCGACCGCCGCGTCCGCATGCTCCGCCTGAACCAGCGGAGCCGGGAATGACCAGCATGCGCCCGGAGCACGCCGACGGCGACAAGCCGAAGTGCGGGGCGCAGAAACGCCAGGGCGCGGCCGGCGACACGTGCACTTTCGTCGCCGGCTGGGGCACCGACCACGTCGGCTTCGGCCACTGCCGGCTCCACGGCGGCAACACCCGCAACCAGCGCACCGCGGCCCGGGCGGCACAGGCCGACTCCGAGGCACGCCAGGTACTCGCCACGCTCGACGTCACCCCCGTCGGTGACCCGTTCACCGCGCTGTCCCGCCTCGCCGGCCAGGTACTCGCCTGGCAGGAAGCCATCAGCAGCATCGTCAACCACCTCGGCGACCGCGTCCGTTACGAGGGCGCCTCCGGATCCGAGCAGCTACGCGCCGAGATCGCCCTCTACGAACGGGCGATGGACCGCACCGGTCACGTCCTCGGCATGATCGCAAAACTGAACATCGAGGACCGCATGGCGAGGGTGACGGAGAGGCAGGCCGACGCCCTCGTCTCCGCCCTCGAGGCGGCCCTCGCCGCGGCCGGCGTGACCGGCACCGCAGCAGACGACGCACGCAAGGCCGCCGCCCGGCACCTTCGCGCCGTCTGACCCCCTCACCCCACCCCCTCGGAGCAACACGTGCAGACCGAAGCCGAACTCGCCACCGACGTCTGGGAAGCGGCCTTCAAGGCCCAGCAGGAGGCCGCCATCACCGCGGCCACCATCGCGTTCCCCCTCCTCGAACGGATGCCGTACCCGACCGGGTGCTGCGACCAACGGATGAACTGGGAGCAGGACGGGCTCGGCGAAGGCACGGTGTGCGTCGACGACCAGGGCCGCGGCACCGTCGAGTTCCGCGGCATGCCCCACGCACCCGTCGCCGCGGCCATCGACGAACTCATGGGCGAGGGCTGGTTCGACGACGCCCCCAACGGCATCGCACCGGCCGGCCCCGGCACCTACTTCTGGTCCGACGAGGACGCCGGCGGCGAGTGGGAGATCAAGGTCGAGGCCGGCGGCCGCCTCGACATGTCCATGGACTTCATGCGCATCCCCGACGTGATCGGCGTCCTCGACACCGTGCACACCGCGCTGACGGCCACGTAACGGCCGGGAGGAGGCGCCGCGGTGTCCGTCGACATGGACGCGCTCGCGCTGGCCGCCGACCGTCTGGAAGGCCGCAGCTCGGCGGCCGACCGCTACCCGGCCCCGCACGACCTGGCGAAGGCCCTCGACCCGAAGGTCGTTCGCACCCCGGCCCTCGCCCTCCTCGACCAGAGCCTCATCGACGTCGCCGACGGCCGGTGCAAGCGCCTCATCTGGACCATGCCCCCGCAGGAGGGGAAAAGCCAGAGGGTCAGCCGGACGTTCCCGGCGTGGCTGCTGGCCCGCGACCCTGACAAGCGCATCGCTATTGCGTCGTACGAACTCGGCACCGCCCGCCGGTGGGGCCGCGCGATCCGGAACGACATCAAGGCCAATCGGGACAAGTTCGGGCTGTCCATCCGCAACGACACATCTTCGGCGCAGGAATGGCAGATCCAGGACCACGCCGGCGGCGTCTACTCCGTCGGTGTTCAGGGCGCGCTCACCGGCCGGCCGGTCGACGTGTTGATCATCGACGACCCGATCAAGGACCGCGCGCAGGCCGAAAGCCTGGTGTTCCGCGAGCGGGTGTGGGACTTCTGGACCGACACCGCCCGTACCCGCTTCGGCCCCGAGACCCGCGTCATCGTGGTACTCACCCGCTGGCATGAGGACGACCTCGCCGGCCGCCTGCTCGCGCAGGACGTGCGCCACGAGTGGCGGCACATCAACATCCCCGCCCAGGCCGACCACAAGCCCGAGGAGGGGCAGACCGACCCCCTCGGCCGCGCACCCGGCGAGTTCCTCACCTCCGCCCGCGGCCGCACCGCGAAGGACTGGGAAGACACCCGGCACGACGTCGGCTCCCGCACCTGGACGAGCCTCTACCAGGGCCGGCCGTCGCCGGAGTCCGGTGACGTGTGGAAACGCAACTGGTGGCGCCGTTACAGCGTCCCGCTGTGGTCGCAGCACCCCGACCAGCCGGACGCCTACCAGCTCGAGGAGTTTGACCAGATCGTCATGTCGTGGGACATGACCTTCAAGGACACGAAGTCATCCGACTTCGTCGTCGGGCAGGTGTGGGCCCGCAAGGGCGCGAACGTCTACCTCCTCGACCAGATACGCAAGCGGCTGTCCTTCACGGACACCGTCGCCGCGTTCCAGGCCATGGTGAAGCGCTGGCCGCAGGCCACCGCCAAGCTGGTTGAGGACAAGGCGAACGGCACGGCCGTCATCAACACCCTCAAGTCCAAAATCCCCGGGATCATCGCGATCACCCCGACCGAGTCGAAGTACGCCCGGGCCAACGCGGTCTCCCCGGTCATCGAGGCGGGCAATGCGTTCCTCCCCACGTCGGAGATCGCATTGTTCGACGCCGACGAGCTCATTGACGAGGCCGCGGCGTTCCCGAACTCGGCCCACGACGACCAGGTCGACGCGACCAGCCAGGCCCTGGCGCACCTCCTCCTCGACCAGACCGGCGCCCACGCCTGGATCAACCACTACCGCGCGAAGGTTGAGGCCCAGGCCGAGCCCGATCCGCCGGCGGACGTCGAGCCGGCCGACCCGGCGGCGTCGCCCGACCTCGACCCGTTCGACGCCATGTCGGAGGACCCGGCCGTCATCCGTAAACGCATGCGCGACGCCCGCCTCCGGGACCAGCAATGACGGGAGACCCAGCCAGGCATGGCTACCTACCTCTACACCGGTGCGTACGACACCGTGTACGCCGCCGTCCCCATCACCGCCGGCCCCACCCGCGGAACGGGCGGCACCCCCACCGTCTGGGACTGGGGTACCAACCCGCCCACCGACGGGCACTGGACCGCGACCGGTAGCTCGGTCAACCAGGCGGCCGACAACACCGGGCCCGGCAACACGCCCCCCACCGGCATCCTGTCCGGGGAACACATCCTCTCCGGCACCGGCGCACCGCCGGCCCGCGCCGGCAACGTCGGGGACTTCTGGCTGGACACCGCCGCCGGCGTTCTCTACGGGCCGCTGACTGGCACGGGCTGGCCCACCCCCGGCACCCCCCTGGTCACCTACGGCAATTACCCCGCCGACCAGGGCCTGTCGGCCTGGACCTACGACCCGAACGAGGCCGGGCACGTCACCGCCCAGACCTCCGCGGGCGTCGCCGGCCGCATCACCCTCACGAAGTTGATCCTCCGGACGACGATCACGTGGAGCCGCATCTGGTACGGGCTGGCCGGCGTCGATGCCGGCGCCGTCCTGGCCAACTGCTACCTCGGCGTCTACAACGCCGCCGGGACCCGGGTCGGCGTCAGCCCCGACCTCAGCGCCGACCTGATGGCCAGCGCCGTCGCCAAACCGGCCACACTCACGGCCCCGTTCACCGCGCCCGCAGGCGAGTACTACATCGCCATGCTCCTCAACGGCACGTGGACCACCAACAACCTCACTTTCAAGGCGAGCGGCGCCGGGTCGAGTGTGAACGCGAACCTGTCGCCGCCGCGGCTGCGGTACTCGAACATGCTTACCGCGCAGACCGCGCTGCCCGCGACCCTCGACCTCACCCAGCAGACGTCGACGATCGTCAGCGGCGGCTGGGGCTCCCAGTGGTACGGCATCAACTGACCTATAGGAGACCTAGCGATGGCGTCGCTACTCGGTAGCAGCGTGCCCTTCCCCTGCCCGGCCTGCGCGGAGCCGATGACGGTCCCGCTCAAGGAGATCGGACACGACGGCGCCCTCCTCACGGTCGAACTCGACCTCGGCCCCTTCCGCGCCCACATCGCGACCGCCCACAACGCTTCCCGGGAGGCGGTATGAGCACCCCACCGGCAGGGCCGTTCTGCGCGGCGTGCGGCGCTGACGCCATCGTGAACTGGCTACGCCGCCCCACCGAGGCGGAGGTCGCCGACGTCATCGCCGCCGAGGTGGAGCGCCGCGCGGTCCTCCTCACCCTGGCCGACCCGCAGCTTCCGCCCCCCGAGTTCGGGCCGCTCCCGACCGGCGACGGCATGACCCGCACCATCTACGCGTGCGGGCCGCACGCGATCAGCCTCGACGGCGCCTCCCTCGTTCACGCGAGCAGCTGCACGGCGCCGGCGAACACGGCGATCCTGCCGGCCTGCGACTGCACCCCCGAGCCGTCCGTGCCCTCACCGGCCGACGACGCCACCCCGCCCGCCCAGCTCCCCGACCACTGGACTACCGGCGCCTGATGGCCAAGCCGTAGATAGGAGGCACCGCCCCGATGAGCCTCCGTGACCGCTTCGCCAAGGCATTCGGTACCCGGACGCCGGCCGACATGCAGGCCGGCGAGGAAGCCGCCGGCATGACGCAGACCCGGCCGTTCTCGCCGGGCCAGCCGATCAGCCCGTACGACGGGTACTCCCGCACCCCGCGCACCCATGACTTCACGACCGGCTACAACATCTCGAGCCGGCCGAAGTCGAACGAGCGCGTCTCCTTCGACACGATCCGCGGCCTCGTCGAGTCGTACGACGTCGCCCAGATGTGCATCTGGCACCGCATCGACTCCATCCGCGCCCTGGACTGGTCCCTCGTCCCCGCCCGCGGTTTCCGCGGCGACGCGGACGCGTTCATCGACGCCGGTATGGCCGTGCTGGCGAAGCCCGACCGGCAGAACCCTTTCGGGTCGTGGCTCGCGACGTGGCTGTACGACATCCTCGCCTACGACGCCGGCGCCCTGTACCGGCTGCGGAACCGCGGCGGGCAGGCGATCGGCCTGCGCGTCGTCGACGGGACGACGATCGCCCCGCTCCTCGACTACTGGGGCAACTCCCCGGAGGCGCCGGCCGAGGCGTACGTGCAGTATGCGAACGGTCTGCCGTGGAACTGGCTCACCCGCGAAGACCTCGTGTACGTGCCGTTCCGGCCCCGGTCGAACACCGTCTACGGGTACGCGCCGCTCGAGAGCATCCTGCTCAACGCGAACACCGACCTGAGGTTTCAGAGCTACTTCCTTCAGCGGTTCACCGAGGGCAACATTCCCGAGGCGTTCGCGTCGGCGCCGGAGACGTGGACCCCGCAGCAGATCGAGGAGTTCCAGGGGTACTGGGACGCCTTCATGCTCGGTGACCAGTCGGTCAAGCACATGATCAAGTGGATGCCCGGCGGCGGCAAGATCGAATGGTCGAACGAAAAGGACTTCTCCGACTCGTTCTCCCTGTTCCTCATGC